CTTTCATATTGCAAAAATACAAAATAAAATGATAATTTGCAAAATAAATTTAATATAATTACATTTGTCAATCAAAACAACAATCGATAAACACTTCGCGGACTATTATTCGTACTACAAACGAATATGTAAAAAGTATTACAATGGCCGGTACTTAGCCGAAGATATGCTTCACGAACTTTACTTTAAATTATTAGCTGAAAAACCTGAAAGTATAGATAAATATAATAAAGATGGTAAACTTTATATTCTCGGACTATATCGATTAAGGGACTTATTCAGAAACCGCACACGAACACTCCAGCATATTGATGGAAATACATCAAGCCTTCACGAAATGTCTAATTACGAAATACGGGACTTTGCAGAAGAACCAATGGAACTACTACCAATAGATGAAATTAATATCGAACGAATAAAAAATTGTATATTTGATGGGTTACTTAACCAAGATCACGATATAGAAGTTTTTGTAATGGCTCAAATCGAACCATTATATAGAATGGAACAAAGAACTAAAATTAATCGGAGTAGCTTAAAGAAAGCTTACGAGAATGCAAGAGTTAAACTTAAAAACCAATTAAAATGAAAGTAGAAAACTTAAATCACATTAAAGAAAACGTTGAACTATTCAGAATGTGGGTAGCAAACAACGAGCATCTTCAAAACTCAATGGATGTATTACAACCTGTAATTGAAGTTTATAACGAAGAATTCCCGCAACAAGCTATCGGACTATCGAATTGTAAAGAATGTTTATTAGATATGTTACGTTGGGCCATCGGACTAACTAAAGAAGAAGTTAAAAAGAAAAAAAATGAAATATAACTACATAACTTACACAACTTTACCACCAACATTTGACTGTTATACAAGTTCACTTATCGGAATATTCTATATTATACTGAATTAAATGGCAAAGACTAAAGAACTAACTACTAAAAAGACATTCGGTAAACGAAAAATCGGTAAGGCAAAGAAATCAATTTGTAAACGAGATAGGAAAACTAAACCAAACAAAGGACAAGGATGAAAATAGAATTAAAAAAGCTAAGCGATTTAAAGCCAGCTCCATACAATCCAAGACAAAGTAATGCCGAACAGGAAAAGCAATTAAAAAGCTCACTTGAAAAGTTTGGAGTTGTCGAACCTATTATCTTTAATAAACAAACAGGATTTATAGTTGGTGGACATTTTAGGATAAGAGAATTAAAAAAGTTAGGTTATAAAGAAATTGAATGTGTAATAGTTGATTTAAACGAAGCGGATGAAAAAGAATTAAACATAAGATTAAATGCTAATACAGGAAGTTGGGATTGGGATGAGTTGGCTAATAATTGGGATAGCGAATTGTTATCGGACTGGGGATTAGAAATACCTGGATTCGAACCTACAATATTAGAAGCAGAAGAAGATGACTTTAATGTTCCTGAAGGTGGTATTGAAACCGATATTGTTTTAGGGGATTTATTTGAGATTGGTGAACATAGATTATTATGTGGGGATTCAACCGATAGCGACCAAGTGGCAAAGTTAATGAACGGACAAAAGGCTGATATGGTATTTACTGACCCTCCTTATAATGTAGATTATGGTAATAGTAATAACCCAAATCATAAAAATAGAACTATATTAAATGATAAAAAAAGTGATAAAGATTGGGATGAGTTTGTAAGAGGTTATATGACTAATCTATTATTATTTACAAATGGCAATCTTTATATTTCTATGTCAGATAAAGAATTAGGTCATATGCAAATTATGTTTGAAGAATGCGGTGGAAGATGGGCAAGTTTTATAATTTGGGTAAAGGATAGATTAATTTTGAGTGGTAAAGATTATCATTCAAGACACGAAACAATTTTATATGGTTGGAATGAAAAAATTGAAAATAGATTAAGGGTTGAAGATAGAAAACAAGACGATGTTTGGGAAATTAAAAGACCAACAAGTTCAGAATTACATCCAACAATGAAGCCAATTGAATTAATAGAAAGAATGTTAAATAATTCAAGTAAAAAAGGAATGAATATTTTAGACCTATTTTTAGGTTCTGGTTCAACAATGGTAGCTTCACACCAACTTAAACGCAAATGCTATGGGATGGAATTAGACCCAAAATACTGCCAAGTAATAATTGACCGAATGAAGAAGTTAGACCCAACGATTAAAATTAAAAGAAACGGAATTGAATTAAAGTAACGAGAATAAAACGAGATTATGGCAAATGAAGATAACTTAAAAAAGTTTAGTTCTGAATATCAACCTGAAAAAAATGGCAGACCAAAGGGAAGTAAAAACCGAGCTACAATAGTTAAGAAATGGTTAGAGGTAAATCAAAACTTAAAGAATCCTTTAACAGGGCAAGATGAATTTTTAACTCAAGAAGATTTAATTACTTTGGCAATTATTAAAAGAGCAAGGGATGGGAATGTAAACGCTTACAATGCTTTAATGGATAGTGGCTATGGCTCACCAGCTCAAACAGTAAATCAAACAATAACTGAATATCCTATATTCCCTGGAATAGATTTGAATGTTGATAAAGACGACAGCTCAGCGGAAGATATTTAAACTCAAAAAAAGGGTTAGAATTGTTCGTGGAGGTACTTCAGCTTCCAAGACATTTAGTATTATACCCTTTCTAATTACTCACGCTTACAACGAACCTAATAGCGAAATAAGCATAGTTGCTGAAACCATTCCACATTTAAAACGTGGTGCATTAAGGGACTTTTTAAAGATAATGGACTTAGTCGGTTTGTATAACGATGCAAGTTTTAATAAGTCAAGTTTAATTTATACGTTTCAAAATGGTAGTTATATTGAGTTCTTTAGTGCGGATAGTGAAAGCAAATTAAGGGGTGCAAGACGTGATGTATTATTTGTAAATGAGTGTAATAATATAACTTGGGAGGCCTACTATCAATTAGCCATTCGAACACGAAAATTTATTTATTTAGATTATAATCCTGTTTCTGAATTTTGGGTGGATAAAGAATTGATTAATGATGTTGATTCCGATATGGTAATACTTACCTACTTAGATAATGAAGCATTAGACAAATCAATAGTTCGTGAAATTGAGAAAGCAAAAGAGAAAGCCAAGACATCAAAATACTGGGAGAACTGGTTTCGTGTTTATGGTCTTGGTCAAGTTGGTACATTACAAGGTACGGTCTTTGAGAATTGGTCTATTGCTCCTTCTATTCCTAAGGATGCTGAATTGATTGCTTATTCTTTAGACTGGGGTTACTCGAATGACCCTACAGCATTGGTAGCTTGTTATAAGTCAGGGCAACAATATTACTTCGATGAATTGATTTATCAAACTAAACTAACTAACTCAGATATTATAGATAAACTAATTAAACTCGGAGTTTCTGAGTATTCAGATATTATTGCTGATAGTGCCGAACCAAAGTCGATTGAAGATTTAAGGCGAAGGGGATTTTCAGTTAGTCCAGCTAAGAAAGGACCTGATAGCATACGTGCTTCAATATCTTTATTACAAGAGATTCATTTTAAGGTAACTGAGAATAGCACGAACTTGATTAAGGAACTTAGGAACTATTGTTGGGATGTAGATAGGGATGGAAATAAAATGCAGAATCCTGTAGATGACAATAACCACGCTATTGATGCAATTAGATATTTGGCAATGAATAAGTTAAGTTCGTTATCGGACTGGATGGACTTTGAATAATGAATATAAATCCTAACCAATGGTTCGGAAAACAAAAGTAAAATTTTAAACGTTATATATATATGATTCCAACTAATGTAAACAATTTAACAATAAAGGAGTTTATTGAATATGAGAATATAAGAACTTCTAGTTTAGAAAACATTGACAAAATTATTCAAATAGCTTCGAGCTTTACTGACATTTCGGTATCGGAATATGAAAACATGAGTTTTAACGAACTTGAAAAAGTAAAGAGTAAAGTATTACTACTAATCAATAGTAAACCCAACACAAGGTTAAAGAATACGTTTTGGCACGATGGCACCAGATACAAAGCATGTAAGGATGAAAAAGATTTTAAGACAAATCAATATACTGCATTAAAGCAATATGAAACCGATGTCATTAATAACTTGCATAAAATATTAGCATTGATATATGTTAAGTGTCCTGTATTCAGTAAGTATAAGTTTAACTCCGATAACGTTGAAGAAATAAGCGATGTTATTTATAATTATGGAAAGGTGGGTGATGTGTACGGCACACTTTTTTTTTACTCGAACAGGTCCGAAAAATTGAAAGCGGATTTGTTGAACTCTTTGGAGGAAGTTCAGAAGGAGATAGCGATACACATGGAGGAAGTGAACAGGGAGTTAAAAGCTTCAGGCGAGAATATGGTTGGTACTTTATAATTGATTCGATAACAGGTGGCGATCCTTTTAAAGAAGATGAACTAATGGAATGGTCAATAGCTAGGTTTTTAAATCGAATACAGTATATGAAACATAAAGCAGAAAGTGAACAATTTGCACAAAGTATAAATGAATGAAGTTGAAAAAATATTAGAAGCTTTCGGAACTAAGGTTGTAGAGGATTTGCGTAAAAGCTTATCGGAAAAATTACAAGCAAGGGCAGCAAGTTACAAAAGTAAATATCCTGGCGGTTCATCTAATCCTGGTGATAGTGCTTTAAGTGCTTCAATTAAATACTTAATAGTAGATTCATCTGAGGGCATTAAATTAAATGTTTACTTAAATAGTTATTGGGAAGCTGTAGATAGTGGAAGAAAGGCAGCGGGTGTTAGTCAAGATGCAAAGATTGATAAATGGATTAAATCTAGAAACTTAATACCAGGATTTCAAAACAAGAACTTATCGGACCGATTAGAAAAACAAGCTAAAAATACAAGTACAAGAAAAAAGAAAGTATTAAAGAAAATGAAGTTTGCCGATGCTGTAAAAGCAATGGACTTTTTAGTAAGGCGTAAATTAAAGAACAAAGGTTATCAAGGTAATCAATTTTTTAGTTCGGTATTAGAAGATGGCAGACAAGAGAAATTAACAAAAGACATTGCGGCTGCAATGAAAAAAGATATAGAAATAATAATTAAGACAAATAGATATGGCGATAACAATACTTAGCAAACCTACTGACGCATTATATTATGGTTATGTACCTTGTTATAATAATCAATGGTTCGTGGCTTCAAGTTCACAAACAGCAGCAGCTAACTTTAAATATTACATAGTAGTAACGGACATATTAAGTGGTTATAGTGTAACCGAGAAGTTCTTACCTAATCCTAGTGGCAAGCTTCAATTCGATGCTTCAAAGTTTAGTGAGCTATTAATGACTAATTACATTCCAGTTAACGTTTATGGGTTCCAACAAAATACAAGTATTCGTAAGATACGAGTTAACATCGGTGAGATATACGGGTCTACTTTACCAGGAACTATTTACTCGGGAACTGATATTGATTATAATGTATGGAATGGTAGTTTAGAAATGCTTACGTTTTCACAATACAACAGTAAAAATTATACTTGGGATTTAAGTACAACTCCTAATCTTAATTACCCTGTTTTGTTATCTGATTTAGCTGACGACTATACTTTTAATAATAGAAGTAACTTTTTATATTGGATGATGCTTGAGGGACAAACTGATTTACCTGAAATCTATTTAAAGACTTATAATGCTGCGGGAACTTTATTAAATACTTATACGATTACAAATAGTGTAAGCACAGGAACTTATCGAACTAACATGGTTTGTATTGATGTAGGTAAAAAAGGAATAGATGGGATTAATGCAAGTTATTTAGTAGGGGTTGAATATTACGAAATACATGCTAAGGTTTCTCTAGAGTTAGCTTCATTCAAGATTAAAAAATATACAATAAAATGCAGTCCAAGATTTGATGTTTATACACTTCACTACTTATCGAATACA